CTTAACTTACGTTATTGAAGGCCAAGGTCTATCTGTAACTAAAGACCTTAAATATACAGTTATTACCGAAAACCCAATTACTAAATCCCTAACCTACCGGATATTTATAGAGGGTGTAGCGATAACCAAGAGTCTTACTTATAGCATCGCTTTAGAAAACGCTATAACCAAATCGCTTCGGTACGTTATCTTTAGAACGGTATCTATAACCAAAGGTCTTACTTACGAAGTCTTAACCGACCAAGCGATAACTAAATCGCTAACCTATTATATCTTCAAAGAAAACGCCATAACTAAGTCCCTTAAATACTCGATATTTAGGGAAGTTAAAATTACTAAGTCGTTAAGGTATTTCTTACTATCCGAGAAGATTAGGTATCCTAAGTTTGTCCTAGAAAAGAATTACAATTTGGCGATTAAGGCAAGCGGTATAGAGGCCGAAATTAAAGTAAGTTATATACAAGGTAAATTAGGTTCTGATAGAATAATAACTATCGAACCTTACTCTATAAGCGGAAAGGTACAATATGAGTAGAAATATCCCAGACGTTCGCTGTTTTAACTGCGCCGGTATGCTAGGATTATTCTCAACCGCAGTCGGTTCGATTAAGTGCCACCGTTGTAAGGCAGTCAATCGATTATATATAGTTAGCCAGCGCGACTCGTTCGCTATTGACAGTAAGCCTAGAAGTCAATATAATAAAATCGTACTGAAAACTAAATAAAGAGACCATAGTAGTCCGTAAATAAATGACCTTGAGTCAATACAAGCGTATATTTATTTGCGGATTTTTGTTAGGAGTAAGATGTTAAAAAAGCAATTATTAGTTAAACTTATTAAAGCCCAGAAACTTGCCGAAGGCGAAGTCGAGGGTATAGTCGCAACCGAGGATATAGATAGACAAGGCGAGAAGATAGATATAAAAGGTCTAAACGTTAAAAAGTTTATGGCCGCCGGAGGCCCAGTCCTATACGGCCACGATTATCAAAGCCTACCAATAGGTAGAACCCAATCTTTACGCAAATCTGCCGGACAGCTTATCGCCCGTTTTAAGCTCGCTACCGAAATCTCAATGCTTGCCAATCAGGTATATAACTTAATTCTCGGTGGTTATCTAACCGGTCTTTCGGTTGGTTTTATAGGTAAAGAGTTTGACGAAGAAAATAATACTTGGACGGCAAGCGAGATGCTAGAATTTAGCGTCGTTCCGGTGCCAGCTAATAGCGAAGCTATGGTAACCGCTAAAAGTAAAGGTCTAGAAACTAACGAGATTGAAGAATTTAGCGAAGTTACTGACAGCGAAGATAAGAGTATATCCGATAAGAGCGTTATCGGCTATAAGAAAACCCCACTCGCCGATAAAGATATGGCTTGGAATGGGCCAATGCAGATTAGAGAATGCGGCGACGATATGACGAAACTAAAGGCAATCTCTACTTGGTTCGATAGCGAAAATCCTGACGTTAAATCTAGTTATAAACTTCCCCACCACTTAGCGGCCGGTTCTCACTCCGTAGTTTGGAACGGAGTTAAAGCCGCTATGGGAGCTTTACTAGGAGCAAGAGGCGGAGTAGACGTACCTAGCGGAGACAGAAAAGGAATTTATAACCACCTAAAGAGTCATTACGGAGATTTTGATGAAGAAGCACCAGAATTTAAGTCTATAGAAGAAATCGACGAAGATAAAAGTATTGAAACCCTATCATCTCAAATTTCTGGGCTACAAACCCAGATGTCGGCTATGGCGGATACTATTAAAACCGCCTTTGTCACCGACAAGCGTGAGAATAAGGGTAAGCGTAAGTTGGTTTTAGTCACGACCAAGAAGCACGCGCAGATTATCGATAAGCAAGTCGAACTTATTATAGTCGGCGTGAACAAAATTCTATCTGGTACTGATAACTAGATGGAGGTAATAATGGAAAGACTAAAAGAGTTACAAGAAAAAAAGGCTAAAGGCGAAACTCTAACCGACGAGGAAGCAAAAGAACTCGAAACGTTAGAAGCCGAGGCCAAAGCCAAAGACGACCAAGATGGTGATACTGTCGACGAGGTAATTCTTTCCGAGGATGCCTTGGAAAAGATTACTAATTCAGTTGCCGGTGTTCTTACCAAAAAGGTCGACGAGGCCGTAACTAAAGCAGTTGAGAAGATAGAGCCAGTGGTTAGTAAAAACATTGGTGCTAACACTCCAACTGTAGAAGTTAAAACCGATATCGAACAGATGTCGAAAGAGGTGAGGTTCTTCAAAGGACTTCAGGCTCTTATGCGAGATGACCAACCGACTCTAAAGCGATTTAACGAGTACGCAATAGAGAAAGCTGGCTATCAGAACGAAACTACTAACGCCGATGGTGGTTTCCTAGTTGACCGAGACTTCGTCGCAGAAGTTGCACGTCTTGAAGATGTGTACGGAGTAGCCGCGCGGGACGCTAGAACGGTTACTATTAGTTCCAACTCGCTTGTTCTTAACAAGAAAGTTGGCGGAGTAACTATGTACGAAACCGGCGAACTCGTTGCCAAGACCGGAACTAAGATGACGTTCGGTCAAGACACCGTAAACTTGAGAAAGTTTGCAGGTATCGCAATCGTAACTGACGAGCTAAACGAAGATGCGGCAGTCAATATCTTTAGCGAATTGACCCAAGACTTCGCCCTCGAAAGCGCCCGATTGATTGATACTCTTGTCTTTACCGACGCAACTAGCGGTATTCTACGTACCGCCGGTACTGGCGCGGTCACTATAGGTGCGGCTCTTGCCGACCTTGACTTCGATGATATAAACAGAGCAATTTATACGGTTCACGGAGGAGCTTTAGNAGGTGCTAAATTCTACCTTCACCGAACCTTGCTTGGTTTAGTTCAAAGAATTAAAGACCAAAACGATAACTACATTTGGCAACCTGGGGTAAACGGTGGAGTCACCGGTACTATCTGGGGCTATCCTTATGAGTTAGTCGAAGTTCTACCCGATATCAATGTAGTGGGTGACGAAAACGAACCCTTCATTGTCTTTGGGAACTTGAAGTTTAGCACCCTTATTAGGAAAGCCGGACTTAACCTCACCACTCTTACCGAGGCGACAGTTCACGACTCTGGTGCTAATGCTGTCAACCTAGCCGAGCAGAACGCTAAAGCTCTTAGGGCGGAGTTCCGAGCTAACAACTTGGTTCAATTCCCAGAGGCTTTCGTGCTAATCGGAACAGGTACAGTATCCTAATTAGCTAAGGTTTATTACCTTATCCTGCCCTTGCTGTCCGAGGGCAGGGCTAAGGGGGTAAGCTATGATAAAAGACGCAAAGAACGAGGCTATATTAGAACCGAAAGAAACTAAAGAAGAACCGCAGGTAGAAAAATGCGGTTGTATCTGCCACCCTGGCTTCGAACAGCCCCCGTTCTACAGCAACTATTCGGAATTAAAATGTAAGCATTGTGAAGCTACCAATGTCTAGACTATGGCAGACTATACCGACCAAGCTAAAATCGAGGCTTATCTTAAGCGGCCTCTTTCAGATTACGAGGTAACTACTCTAGAAACCGCTATTAGCGCGGTGATGACTTTTATTGATACTTATACGGGCAGGACTTTTAACGCAGATACCGATGTTACTAGATACTACGACGGCACCGGTAAAAGAGAGTTATTTATAGAAGATTGGGCGACTATAGACTCTATTTCCTATGTAGACGACGACTTAGACGTAACTTTATTATTAGTTGAAGGCGAAGATTACGTTCTTTATCCCCTTAATACTGCTTATAAAAATAGCGTTTTACTTAGAGGTGGGCGATGGACTATTGGTAGTAAGAATATAAAAATAGTTGGCGATTTAGGACAGGCCGCTATACCAAATCCCATTTCTATAGTTGCTACCGTTCTAGTTTCGAGGATATTACAGAACCCCCAGAACTTTACTAAACGGTCTATCGAAGGCTACGCGGAAGAATACGGGAAGCTAATAGACGACGTAAATAAAGGTCTACTGGAAGGTTATCAAAAAGTCCTGCTATAATATAGTTTATGAAACCAGAAATGAACCAAAGCATCGTTAAAGTAGCGATGCGGGTAGACCGTTATGGTAAGTTAATAAACTACAACCCCAACCTAAACCAAACTCTAATAGGCAGATTTAGATATATTACTTCGACTCTTAGTGGTCGAGCCAATATGGAAGAAACCGGCTCGGATGCTATCGCTTGGTTTAACCCTGGCGAGGATATTTCTAGAGGAGACGTACTAAACGCCGACGACGAGACCTTTAGAGTCGAGAGGATAGTTAAGTCGCGGACTTTCGAAAATAACGTCGAGTTTCTAAAGTGTTATCTAAAGAGGTTTAATTTGATATCGTGATAAAAATAACCGATAAGTCAAGAGAATATAAGGCAAAAAGCGTTCTAGCGTTAGATAAGTCGATAGCGTTAATGATGCTAGATATAGAACGTCGCTCTAAGCAACAAGTACCGCACGATAAGGGTACTCTACAGAATACCGGTAGAGTTAAAAGGTTAGGACTAATGCGCCACGAGATTAGATTTGGAGAAGGCCCACCGGCGGACGCACTTTACGCTAGAAGGTGGGAGTTCGAAACCCCGCCGCACGGGTTTAAGAAGGGCAGGAAAAGCAGATATTTAAGAGACCCTGCCGAAGCGGTATTAAGAAATAAGGACGAGTATTTTAGAAGGGCTTTTGCTACTATAAGAATATGATAGCCTCTCAATTAGCGGATTGGTTAGAAGAAAATAATATAGGTGTAGTCGGAACTACTATCTTTATCGGCGAGTTGCCAGAAGATATAGAAGATGCTATTATGTTGGTATCAGTACCAAGTAACCAGCCTGATAAGTATACTGGGGTCGAGTACCAGACCATCGACGTCTGGGCGCGGTATAAAGACCACGGTGCGGCCGACGCTAAAATACACCAAGTATTCGAGCTTCTACACCGTAACGCCGTTCTCTTTCTACCAGATTACCAGATATATAATATCAAGGCATTAGGTCGGATAGATGACTTGGACAGTGACGTGAACGACCGCAAACTATTAAAAGCGTCGTTCGAACTGACTTACCGAAACCTTGACCTAATATCTTAGTGAGGAGGTAAGTTATGGCAGACTTTTATACGTCGCCAGATATTCGTAACCTGCGTATAGGGGTTTCGAACATAGTGTTTAACTCCGTGAACTTGGGTAATACCAAGGAAGGGGTAAACTTTGTTTACGAGCCTGACTTCGCAGACGTTACGGCCGATAAGTACGGCTCATCTCCGATAGATATGGTACTTACAGGCGAGAGCCTAGAGATTGAAGTTTCGTTAGCCGAGCCTAGTGTAAGAAACCTCAATCGGGCTATCGGTGCTTCCGATTTAAGCACTGGTTCGCAAGGCGATAGAGTGAACTTAGGTCGCTCTGCCGGTTATAGTCTTAGGACTAATAAGGCGGCGATTTTGGTTCTTCACCCAGTAGCCGACGCGGCCGCTGTAACTAACGAAGATGTCGTTATTTACAAAGCTGTTCCTATATCTAGCGTAGAGATGAACTACGAGGTTGACAATCAGAGAATTTTTAAGGTAACGTTCAAAGCGCTGATAGACGAAACTTACGGAGATGGCCGCAGATTTGGCCACATTGGTATAACCAACGTAAGCTAGTAACTTAGCGAGCTATTGTTGAAAGAAGCTGTTCTATGGCAGTTGATACTAAGAAACTTGACCTTGATACAATAATGCCGGACAAAGGCGAAGTTAAGTTAGGCGGTAAGACTTATATAGTCGAGCCTCCGAAGCTAAAGTCTCTTATAGAATTGACTAAACTAGCCCAAGTCTTTAAGCAAGAGCGAGTCGACGAGCCAACTGCCATAGCAGCTTTAGAGCGGTTTGTTAAACTTCTTTACCCAATAATCCCCGATTTAGAGAAAGATAATATAGATATTTCTATAGACCAAGCCGGCCGATTACTAGAATTTCTAGATAGTCTTTCTACACCCGAAGATAAAAAGGCTCTTGAGGCCGCTGGTATTACTCCGGCAAATCAGGAGTCAAAAAAAAAGTCCGATTTCTCCGAGTCCTCGCCTACTTCCTTAGAAGATACCCAGGCTACACCGTAGAAACTATACTCGACGAATATGCGATTAGGTTCTATGCTTTGTTAGAGCAGTCTTTAAGATTAGACGCGATAGAACAGATAGATAAGGTTATCGCTTCGGCCGCGCCGTTTACCAAAGACGGCGGTAAGAATTATCTATCTTCACTAGAAAGAGAAAGCCGTGATATAATAGACGAAATTGAAGAAGGTCAGGATTACACCGCAGAAGGTTTGACCGAGTTAAAGCAATTCTTTAGCTCTTAGAACTAATTGCGGTTTTTATTATGGCTACAGAAGTATTTGCGATAAAAGGAACTCTAGATTTAGACTCTAAACCTTACGAGCAGGGTCTAAATAAAGCCAGCCAAAAGACTGGGGCTTTCTCTAAGTTGATGAAGTCTGCCCAAACTGGCTCGTTTGCTCTTTTGGGAGGTTTAACTGCGGCCGCAGGAGGGGCAGCGCTATTCGGCGTTAAGTCGGTACAAGCCTTTCAAGAAAGCCAAAATGTATTAACGCAAACTAAGGCAGTATTAAAATCTACCGGCGGCGTTGCCGGAGTTACCGCTAACCAAGTTAGTAAGCTGGCTAAGGCTTTCCAGAGTACGACCGTATTTTCCGACGAGCAAGTCCAATCCGGCGAGAACCTACTTTTAACCTTTACCAAAATAAGTAAGGATATTTTCCCAGAGGCTACCGAAACAATGCTTAATATGTCTCAAGCGTTAGGTCAGGATACTAAATCCTCTGCAATTCAATTAGGTAAGGCTTTACAAGACCCGATACTAGGAGTAACCGCTTTACGTAGAGTCGGAGTTAATTTTAATAAGACCGACCAAGAGACTATTAAAAGATTAGTAGAAACTGGTCAAGCTGCTAAGGCTCAAGCGATGATATTAAAAGAGCTAAAAACAGAATTTGGCGGTTCAGCTAAGGCAGCCGGTACTACATTTGCCGGTTCTATGACTAGATTAAGAAATACTTTTAACGACTTCCAAGAATTAGTCGGACAGGCTATTGTCGAACGATTAGCCCCATTGGTTGATAAGTTTAACGAGTGGCTCGCCTCTATGGGAGGCCCAGAGGGTCTTTTGAAAAGAATTACCGCATTATTAGGCCAGCTTGCACCTCACTTACCTATTATCGCCGGAGCGATAGCCGGTGGCTTAGTTCCCGCTTTAGCGGCTCTAGCCGCCGGTATTATCGCTACGATGGCGCCGCTTATACCTTTTATAGCGGCCGGTGCTTTATTAGGACTAGGTTTACAGAAGTTAATCCAACACTTCGGCGGCCTACAGAATACAATAAACGCCTTTATGCCTTTTATAAATACGGTTAAAACCGGCTTTTTACTTTTCGCTTCTGCCTTTAGGACTTACGTCTTACCGGCGGTTAAAGATTTATGGAAAACTATTAAAACCCAACTTTGGCCGGCTCTAAGAGATTTATGGGTCTTAATAAAGCCAATACTTATCCCCGTTCTAAAAGTTCTAGCAGTAGTCGCCGGAGCTTTAGTTATCGGGGCTTTAGTTGTCTTTGTGAGACACCTAAAATTTGTAGCTCAATTCTTGACCTTAGTTATTAAATATATAAAATTTACTATTAACTGGTATAAGTCGCTCTATACTAATATCAAGAATTTAGCTGGTTCTATATATAACGCTATAGTTGGGCCGTTTAGAGATGCCTTTAATTGGATTAAGAGCCAGATGAGTAGCGTTAGTAATAGTCTAAGTAAGTTAAATCCTTTTAGTAAGCACTCTCCTAGTCTAGTTCAAATGGTAGAAAAAGGTACTCTTAGGATATCAGACCTCTACGGAACTATGTTCAAGGATATAGGAGACCTAACTAAAGGGTTCGAGGGTAGATTATCTCCGGCGGCTATTTCTAACGTCGGCGATACAGTAAATAACCGCTCGGTAACGACTAATATATCTGGGCCAATAAATATCGGTTCGGAAGTCCAAGCAGATAACTTTTTACAAAGATTAAGTAGAAATACGGAGCTTGCCCAAATGGGTTTGACTATAAACAATGGCAAATAATAATTTGTTTCCAGTCTATTTTAATTATGTTCGCCTCGACAACGTCGAGTACGTTCAGTTCACTAAAAGATTATCCCACTCTATCCCAACTAGAGCGGTCAATTCTAAGAGCTTGGCTAACGACGACGGCGGTAAAATGGTCTCGGCGGACTTTAATCAGCGTGAAATTATCATCGATGGAACCATAATCGCTCCTAATCGCCCCGCAGCCGAGTTAGCAAGAGACAATCTAATGCAATACCTTACTCCTAAAGAAAAGCCTCTGAAAATAGACCAAGGGGGCTTTGAGAGGGTCTATACCGCTACAATGCAAAATATCACCTTTAGTGAGGCTCAAGGTGGCTTTATACCATTTTCTATCAATTTTATCTGTTCCGACCCGTTCGGTTATAGAGAGCAATCGACCGCTATAGCGATGGGTGCGGCTATAACTGCCTTCTACGGCGAAAAGACCTTTAACATTTTAGGTAACTATAAAGCCTTGCCTACTATCACTCTCACCTTTGCTTCGCTAAGTGGGGCGACTGGTAAGATAGTTACTTTGACTAATCCCGATACCGGCGAAGAAATAAGTATCACTAGAGATTGGGTTAATACCGACGTTCTAGTAGTTAATTGCTTTACTAAGACCTTAACAGTAAACGGAACTGAAGTAGATTATACCGGCAAGTTTTTAAGTTTCGAGCCAGGGACTTCCAGAAAGCTAGTCTATGAAGATAATTTTACTGGCCGTAGCGTTACTTTCGGCTTTTCTTATACTAAGAGGTATATCTAATATGGCTTACAGAAAAAGCGTAACAATAGCGGTTGACCAGTCTAACTCTGGTTACGTTCGTTCTTCGGTTATCGGAGTACCTAATGGGTTAGACGAAGCTAGAAAAGGGACAGCTATAGCAACTATAGAACTTGACCCTTACGCAAACGGTCTTTATAACGTAGGTCACCAAATTGTCGCAGACCCTAGTTTTGATTACTACGTAGACGTTACCGGACTTTCCTTTAGCCTAGCTTCTATACCTGCTGGAGCAGTTATAAAAGACGTTAAGTTAAGTATAAATACTGCCTTTAATTCCGGAACTACTAGCTATACCGATATACTACTCGTCCAGTACGATTGGGGTTCTGGTACATTGGCTGTTGGCGATTTTATAGACCTAGATACTCTAAACGACCCTGTAACTTACCCGATACTAGGGTCTAGAAACTCGCAGTTTATATTCTTTCCGCCGGCTAGAGATCAGAGTTTCTTAGCTAATAAAGCGATGATTGAGTATATACAAACGCAATTTGATAATGGAAATCCCGCAAGATTTTGGTTAGTCTCAGCTGATACTCTTTATAATAACCAGCCTGATTTTTATATTAGAGAAAGAAAAGGTTTATCGGTTATTACTCCGGCACAAGAGGAGTCGAAAAGTTACCAGTTTGACCCAGCAGATATAACCTTGGAGATTATCTATGAGTAGCCCAGACCAAAAAACTTACAGTTATAAAGTTTACGATAACGCTGATAATTTCCTAACTACTTGGGA